TCGGGGGCCAGTTCCACCGCCAGATTGTCGCGCAAAAACCGCCGATACCCCGGCGGGAGGCTAATCACATCGTTCAGGCCGAGTTCGGTGACCGCCGTGGGGGTGTAAATTACGCCCAACAGCGTCGAGGACGTCGGGATCATCCAGAACGTCACCTCGGCCAGCGGATAGGTCGCGTTGTAGTAGAAACTCGTGGGATACGTGCTGGTCAATCCCTTCTGCGGGATGCGCGACCACGCATCCGTTGTCAGTGGCGACAACCCCATCTCCAAATCGGGGTCTTGGGACGTATCGATAAAGTTCAGGTCGCTGATAAAGACCGGGCGGACGATGTCACAGTCGCCGCCCGATCCAATGGTGTAAGTTGACTGATTCGGCACCAGCGGCCATGTGGTGCGGTCGTTCTTGTAGATGGTCAGGCGTTCTGTCCCCCAGCCATCAATGAGGTCGTTCAGACGCTGCAACCCGTCTGCCATGTCCTGCGGGGCGGCGGTTTCTGCCGCATCCAGCACGCCCAGCCGCTTCAGACTGGCGTTAATCAGATCGCGTGTCGTCATCTCGCCCTCACGGGGCGCGTAGCTACTCGGCTACGTGCCGGTGTGTGGCTGCTTCAATCGCAGCCAGTTCTTTCTGGGCCTTCGCGCTCATGCGCTTGGCCTTAAACGCATTCTCTGCCGCCGCATTCGCGATGGCCGACTCCTGCGCCTCCACGCCCAGCACGGCGTGGTCGGGGGACTCGACCCATCCGTCCGCCTTCATCGAGGCCAGTTCGCGGTCGCTACCCACAATCATGTCCTCGAAATCGTGCTTGCCATTGGCCTTCAGCACGCCGCGATAAATCATCTTGGGATACGGCTCATACCGATACGGCTTGTCCCACTTGTGCAGTTCCTGCTCGTAATCCGTCTCGCCTGTGCGAACGACTGCCATGCCATCCTACCTTCTGCGCCTCAATCCGGAGGCGGACGGTCGCCCTGAATGGGCTACTGCCGATATAACGCCACGAGATGATTGGCGGTGGTGCTGGTGTTATTGACGCGCTTTACCTTGATGGGGATGACCACCCCCGTCACGCAATGAAACGCCACGACGGTGCCATCCTGACTCACAGCCTGACTGACGCCGTTTGACCCGGCATACAGCGCGCCGGCAATGTTCGGCAAATTCACCGTATCGCTGGCGGTCACCGACACCCACGCATGATACGGGTCGACCTGCATGTCACACCCGATACAACGCGGTCATGACTGTCGCCGTCGTGTTTGTGGAGTTCACGCGCTTAATCTTGATGGGCAGAATCTGCCCCGCAATGGCCGTGATGTTGACCACGCTGTTGTCCTGAAACACTGCCGCGACCACCCCCGCGCCCCCCACCTGTAGGGCTTCGGTCAGGCCGTTGTGCAGGTTTACGGTGTCACTTTTGACCACCGCCTCGGCTCGGTTATACGGATCAATCTGCATACACCCTCCTGAATGAGTGGGGGCCGAAGCCCCCACCCTCCAGACTTACCCCAGCGTCACGTTGGCAAGGGCCACGACGCCCCACTTGCCACCCTGCGCCTTGATGGTCATCGACGCCCCCACCTTAGCGGCAAACGTCGCCACATCAGAGGAGGTCGTGTCGCCAAAGAACCCCGGCGTGTAGGTCACGGTGTGGGCATTGGCGGTCGCTGACAGGATGGTGAGTTCCAGCCCATCCTGCGCGGTGGTGGGACTCGCAAGGGTCATGGCACAGACCCCGGCCTTCTGCACCAGAATCAGGGTGTCCTGATTCGGGATGCTGAGGGCACCATCCACCGAGGCGGTGACCATCGCCTGTCCGGACGGATCGACCTGCGCGACTTCGCCATCGGCAAAGTTCGGCAGGTCGGACGCCAGACCCGTGGTCGCCGGAGCCAGAATGTTGTGCGCGAGTGCGGCAGAGCCGAAATCGCCACGCGAACGTACGCTGATGTTGGCGCCAGAAATAGACACCACCTGCATAAATTCGTTGTCCACGCGGAGGAAGTTACCCGCCGCGAACCCGGAGGCCGAGGTCACCGGGATGATGAGCGCATCCGCTGATACCGCAGCGGCAATCGTAGTACGTGTCAGAGCCATGATGTCTGTGTCTCCTTTCTCTTAGCTGTAGACGCGGCACGCAAGCTGCGGACGCAGCGTGGCCCAGCCATACAGGATGTCCATACGGGTCGGCTCCTGATCGGTGCCGATCTGGTACTGCTGCACCATGCGGATGCTGATGCCCAGTTCCTTCGACCGGACGGAGGTCGTCTCCGCGCCGCTCGACGGCTTGTGCAGGTCGGCCATGACCATCGAAAACGCGTCGGGATGATACAGGAGCGACTGCGGAGTGACGGTCGTCGCCAGCGTGCCAGCGGTCGGCGAGGTCGCGCCCAGCACCGTCACGACGGCGTTGTCCGCGGGCGAGGCGTTGACCGTCTGGAGCTGGCCCGAAGTGATGATAGACGGGCTGATCGGGATGGTCATCGACCCCGCCGAATCCGACGTGTCAGCGGTCACCACAAACTGCTGAAGCTGACCAGTCGAGGCGTAGGACACCGGGTTGACCTGAAAGACCCCAGCGATCGTGAAGATGTCGCCCTTCTTGAGCGACGCTGCACCCGAGGCCCAGCCATCCACGATAATCGACGAACCGGTCTGACCGGCCCCATTGACCAGCGGGGTCGAGGCCGTAAACGTGCCGGTCGTGTGCTTGGCAACGTTCTGGTCTTCATACCACTCGGCAAATCCGAGAGCGCGGGACGCAAACTGCCCCGTGCGATATTCCTCGGAAATCTGCGCTGCCGGGTTGAAGAGGCTCAGGTTGGCGTTGGCAAGGGTCACCATCGACACGGGGTCAAGGATCGCCAGACGGCCCTCGGACGGCGTTGCTGAGTTCGTCAGCTTGGCCCCGCCCTGCAAATACGTCAGGTTGGTGTTCGGCACCACACCGGGGCTGCCGACCGCCTGATAGACGTCCTTATAGACCGTCGTCAGACCGTCGTAGTCCACGATGTTTGCCAGTGCCACCGCCGCCGGTTCGACATACCGCTTCCGCACCATGTCGATTTCCTGCGTCATGGAGGCGGTTGACCACGAGAACGCGACGTTCTTCTGGTGCGTCAGGGTGATCGGCACATACTGGTCGTTCAGCCCCTGAATCTGGAGCGCCTGACCTTCCGTCACCTGAAACCGCTGGGGCAGTCGCGCATTGACGGTGTAGCCGACCTTGGCCCCTGCCTGCACATACTGATCATCATACGAACGGTTCACGTTTGCGGCGAACTTCAGATTGTTCACCAGAATACGTGCCGTCTCCTTTGTGTACCAAGTTGGAGTTACGAGTGTATTCGCCATGTTAACCTCAGTACCGTCGCGCCTTTCGCTCCTGCGTGTTCATGCGCCGGACGTATTCCGGCCCAAAGTCCATGTCAGTCGCGTCATCGACGGTACGTGACGGCGCACTCCCCACGGGTCGAATGGGGGGTTTTGCCTTCGAGAAGATGAATGCTGGAGTCGATGACCCACGGCCTGACGCGATCTCCAGACGGGCTTCCAATTTCTTCATTTCCCCGAATGCCAGCACGGGGTGCAGCGCGGCAATGCGCTGGGCGTCCTCGGGATAGTGCGCCATGTGTACCATCAATTCTGCCGCCACGGGCGACTCCTTGATGGCATCCACCATTGGCGGAGAGAGTTCAATGTCCTCCCGATTCACCAAGACATTGAAATCCGGAATGCGGCTGGCAGCTTCGGTCAGCCGCTCCGCAAATTGCTGGTCACGCGACTGCTGCCACTGCTGCCGCGAATGCGCGGCCTGCTGCTGCCGCGTCTCTTCCTGAAACGCCCGAATCGCTTCCCGCGCCTGCCACCGAGCCTGTGCCTTCACATACGAGGCGTAGTCGTGGAACTGCTCTTCGGTTGGTTCTTGATCATCACTTGCCGGAGGCACGGGCTGCGTCGCCGCCGCCATCGGCATCGACGCCTGTGGCGCACTCAGTCGCGCTTTTTCGGCGCGGAGCGACTCCAGTTCTCGGGCGACTGCATCGCGTTCCCGCTGCGTGTCGCCGCGCTGCCGCACAAGGGCATTGATCTCGTCCTGAATGGTTTGTTTCCGGCCTTCGAGTGACCGTTTGCGATTCGCGAGGGCTTTGCCAGCCTCTGACGCGTCGGTGGGCACGGGGTCACTGGGGGCAGCGGCGGTCGCGGAGTCGGGGTCTTTCTGGAGGGTGGCGTCTCCGGTCTGGAGATCGGCCATCACCTGCTCGGCGGTGCCGGTATTCGTATCGACCACAAACGACGCAGATTCCACGGTCACACTCATTCAGCCTCCTCACGCGACGGATACCCGCCGAGGTTCATTTCGCCATTCTCGTCGTCTGCTGGGCCGTCGGCATTCACCACCACATTGACGGTGGGCGAGACGTTGGCCGACTCCCGCGCCTGCTGCTGCTGTTTGGCAATCTGCTTCAGCAGTTCCAACTGCATTTTCGCGTCCGTGTCGCGCTGCTTCGCCAGCAACGTCGTCTCGGACGACAACTGCGCCTTCAGGTCACCGGAGGTGGTCTTCTGGTTGATGACCGCCATCTGCGCCTGTGCCTGAATCTCTGCGACCTGCACCCGCGCCTGTGCTTCAATCTGCGCCTTCTGGAGGAGCGCCTGCTGCTCGATGACCTTCCCCTCGATGGTCTTGGTCATTTCCTCCATCTGCTTGGTCATCTGCTCGATCATCTGGCCCGATTCCGCCTTCATCTGCTCCAACTGCGCCAACAACTGCTGCGGGTCAAGTTCCTGATCATCCTCGCGCACTTCGGGCGGCGCCATCTTTTTCAGGCGACGCGCAATCTCCAAGTGCCCCGGAAAATCTCGATACTTGAAGTAGAGGTCGCCAATCAGCGGCATCAGGTTCGGGCTGGTCTGCAACACCTGCGCCAGTTCATCCGCGCCCTGCTCAACGCGGGTGCGATACGCCCGACCCACACTGACCGTGGCGACGTATTTGCCCTGCGCCAAGTCATACCGCTTAATATTGCGTGGCCGTCCCCCCGGCACCGGGGAAGAAGGGGGGGCACCCGGCAGCATCGGGATGGGACGGCCACTCTCGGACACGCTGAAGGGCGCGTTCAGCATGACCTGCTTCACTTCATCATCGGTGCCCAGAATACGCGCCACGCGTCCGGGCCGGTCGTAGATTTTCGGGATCAAGTCCAAGAGGACTTTGGCCTCATACGTCATCGAGACGGACGCCAGATTGTCCAGATAGTTGGAGTTGCCGATATCGGCCTGCTGCTGGAGGGCCAGCACCGCTCGGCCCGACCGCGACCCGGCACTCGACCCCAGTGACGGGTCATACACAAAAGTCGTGGATTTGATGTAGCTGTCGGCCTGATCCACGAGGGCCAAGGACGGGCCGAGGTTTGCGCCTGCGGTATTGCGCTGCGGGAGCGGCGCGACCTGTCCGCCCAGCGTCATGGGCTTCACTTCCAGATACGGGAAGTTGCGGATGTTGGCCTGCGCCCACGCCTGTTCATGGCCTTCAAACTGGCCTTCATAGCCAATAAACGGGGCTTTGGGTTCCAGCGCCGCCGTTTCGACCGCCGTGGACACCGCGTAATTAAACAATCGCTGCCCGTCCTTGGACGGATGCACGATCCCCAGCCACTTGCGCTTGCCGTCAATATTCTGTTCGCGGCCAATTACCGGGATGATGGGGATATACTGCCCATCCCACTCGGCTTCTTCAAGAATCTCCTGCCCGTTCAGCTTGTACCACATGACCGACCGCTGCTCGGTCATCCGCCGCTGCTGAATGTTCGCCGGGTCGAGCGCCTCCGGCAGTTCGTCCGCCCATGCGGTCACCAGCTGGCCCCGGTCGTTTAGATACGCGACGCGTTCTTTGGGGATGCGGGTGACCACAAAATACTCGACGACGCGCACGGCCTGCTGCCCGTCTTCGGTTTCCCCATACCAGTTGTCGCCCGAATCCCCCAGCGACGCAAACTCATCATCCAACGACGCAGCCAGCGACGACTCGGGAAATTCTTTCTTGTAGCGATCCGCCGGGATCATGGTGGAGATGATGGCCCATTCGCCATCCGACCAGTCGGGCTGCTGGGCATAGGGGTCGAGATACACCGCGCCCTGATTTAGGATGCGCTCAATGACCAGTTCTTGGTCAAACTCCTGCCCCGACTCATCCGCAAATTTCTTGAGAATGCGGTAAAACCCGCGCCCACACTTGACGGCGCGTTCAAACGCCCATGACCGAGCCAAGTCCGCTCGGCTCTGCACTTCAATGTGCCGAATCAGCCCCTGCAACACCTCGGCGGTGTCATCCGACGCGTCTTCGGAGTCCGGACGCACCTCAATGCCCAGCTTGGCGTTTTTCTGCTGGTTGATAATTAACTGAATCGGCTGATCCAGCTTGTTAATCGTCAGCATCGGACGGGCCGGAATGGGCACGCCGTCCACCACCTGTCCACCGCGCGCCGCTTTCACCTCATCCGGCCACTGGTTCCCGGCGTCAAACTCCAAATCCTCAAGTTCGCGCTTGCGCTGTTCGTTTTCTGCCGAGCAGACCAGATCGAACCGCGACTTGGCTTCGTCAACAACGGATCGTTCAGCCATTACCGCTTCCGCATCTGCCGCGCAGCGGCCATTTTGGCGTTAAGCCACTTTTGCGTGTCGTCTGGTTGTGCAAACGGGCTTTTGCCTTGCTGCACGCGCATTTCCGCGTGCTTGGCCGCCGCACGAACAATATCGTTGGGAATTGGCTGGCCTTCTGGCAGCGCCAGCAGCGTTTGAATCTGCTGCGACGTCAGGGTCGGCACCAGCGTCGGAATCTCCATTTCTTGGCCAAAAATCGGCACGCCGATGGACAGTTCCGTCATGATTTGCCCGCTGGCCGTTTGCAGCGGCCCCCAGTAGCCCTGTCCCTTTGCCCGCGTCAGCAAACCATAATTGTCTGGCCCAAACCCGTACTCTTCCCCCTGCCAATGGCTCGGCATGGGCTGGATCATCTCGGCCAGTTTAGCCAGCGTGGGCATTAGACGACCTCGGCTCCTGTCGGCTGATCGTGGTTCTGACCTGCGTTTTCGTTACCCGCCCATCCATGCGGAGACGGACGACTGTTTTGGCAACGGTCGGCCATACACCGGTTCGCGTGCCTGTGTGGGCGCAGACGCCCAGATCGCCAGATACCGGAAAGCATCGGCGGCATGACTCGACCAGTCATGGATCGGGGTCGCTTTGAATTCACCAAGGCGGGCATTGAAATCTCGTCGATAGTGTTGCAGAGCATCTAGTCCCGTTGCCACCCTTTTTTGGTCAAACCAGCATTTGGGCAGCAACATCCGGGCCGCATGGATGCCCTCTTCCAGTTCCCCTCCCGCCCGTTTGGCGATTCTGGGGACAATCTTAAACGTGATCCCCAGCCCCTGCGCCACTTCCCACCGGCTCCGCCCACTGCTCAGCTCCCGCACCTGAATGTCGTGCGGGGCGTAATGTTCCCCATACGCGTAGCCCTTCTGCTGCAACACGCTGACATAGTGCGGCAACCCCTCCCCCGACGCCTCGTAATAATCCACTAGCCGCACCTCGCCCGTCTT